GTTGTTGGTAGAGAACCAGTCCCAAGTTTTGTTAAGGCAATCGCTGCTGAATCATTGATGTCGGCATTGACAATAGTTCCATTAAGAATCTTGTCTGAAGTAACTGCGCCTGTTCCAATCTTGTCGGCAGTGACAGCGCCAGTTCCAATTTTTGCCTCAGTTACTGCACCAGTACGAATTTTTGCTTCAGTCACTGCTTCAGAACCAGATGTTCCGTCAAGTTTTGCTGTAGTTACTGTTCCATTTTCAATGTTTGCTAACTGCGCAGTCCAAGCAGAACCAGAATAAATATAAATTGTGTTATCGCTCTTTAGATAGCAAATTCTTCCTTCTTGAAGAACTGGTTCTCCTGCTCCACCAAATGCAGCGTCTCTTGCTGTGGCGTCGTCAAAAACGCAGAGAGCCTGGTCCATGAAGTAGGTATTAACCGATGAGGCGGTAAGAATCTCTCCGTCTGTAAAAAGTTTTATAGGCATTTACACTCCAAGCGCCAGTTACAGCACAATTTTACTATTTATGCTACTTAGGAGATGTAAATAGTTATTGAGAACTATCTAGTTCATACCATCCCTTAGACCATAGAGTTTGAAGACGAGAAAAATATTCTTCGTACATCTTTCCTACAGTTTCAAGACCGTAACGCTTTTTTGAATATTCACTGATAAATCGTCGGTCTAGTTCTTTAACATCTTCAGCAGCGTTCACAAATTCTTGCAAAGTATGGCATCTGTATCCAGTGACACCATGAATAACTGTTTCCGTGAATGCGCCCCAGTCAGTAGAAATAACGGGAGAACCACAAGCCATTGCCTCAACTGCAACAGTTCCAAATGGCTCTACATAGATAGTCGGCGTAAATGTAGCAATTGCCCCACCCATCAGTTTGGCTCGCTCTTCTGTTCCAACTACGCCGACATACTCTCCGTAGGTTGGCCTCATTCCCTGACCAGCAACGATTAAACGCTTTCCGAGAGCCCTACATACATCAATCGCAATTTGATAACCCTTACGCTCAATTAAGCGACCAATGTATAGGTAGTAATCATCTGGCTGTTCTTGCAGAGGAAAATCATCAATGTCTATGTAACTAGGTATGACCGTGTCGTAGAACTTGCCATCAAGAGAATGTGGGTCCGTAACTTTTGAGCCGTAGCAGGAATGCATCCATGCATAAGACTCAAAGACCTTATATGGGGCGAATGACCCGCCGTATCCAATACCAAACTCAACACTCAGTTCATTTGGGAAAGCATCTGCAATTGGCTTAGAGGCGTATCCTGCGATAAGACAAATAAAGTCTTTGTGCTCTAGCCGTTCATGAATTCCTTTAATTACATTGCCATTGAATTCAACCCAATGTGGAAGATTCCAGTCAAATGAGGCAGCCGAGTAATGATTGTCGCCTACAGCAGAAAGTCTCTGTTCTTCGGTAATGCACATTATGTGCTCATCGCAAGGCGCTTCGTTAAATTCCCCACCATAGAGAAAAACCGTATGTCCAAGGTCTTTCATCATAATGCAGAACTTGCGAACTTTTTCCGTGTAAGCGCAGGCTGTAAAATCTTCTGTCGTGTTTGTGTGGGGCAACCCCACTACATGAAAACGCATTTTTTCCTTAGAGTTCGTTGTTTATAACTTTATCCATAAGTTGCTGTTTGTTCTTAAAAAGACGAAGTTGGTTATGAACATATGGTCCCTGTTTTGTGTACAGTTCGCAATGCTCAATAATTTTTTCTTCTTGTGTCATTTCCCATTCTTCTGGGATTTGATAGTACTCACGAAAACGATTAATTCCGTTTTGAAGTTCAACAACTTCAAAGTCAATTAAGTCGTAAACATCTTCAATTTCATGAATATGCAAAAGAGCAGAAAGAGAAGAAGACGCCATTCGTTTAAAAACCATATTCTTTACTGCATCATTCATTTCAATAATATTTGATGGTCGGACACGGGCTGTCTCACTGCCTGCCAGGTAGTTGCTGATTTGCATAGGGGGGAGAGATGCTAGTGCTGTTAGTTCTTCTACCGTAAACCCAAGGTGTTCAAAGAATGTTTTGGCTGCAACTGCTGCTTCATCTGCGCTGTTAAATGGTTCTTCTGCAAGGACCGACCATTCGTATATAAGGCGCATTGTTTCCTGAAGGGTGCGGCCAGTTATTGGAACGATGCTGTTGTTAAGTTTTTCTGAAGCAAGTTCAGACTTGCCGTTTGCCTGAAGGTACATAACATGCGCAACGCCGTTAACTCCAATAAACGGTTCATACATAATAATTTCACCAAGTTCACCAATAACTCTCTGGACATTCTCTCCTTCAAAAGCACCACCACCATACATACCTCGGTCACAACGCCAGTCTCCACCATCAATAGGAACTGATTTGGTGAAGTGAAATGTCCCCGATTCTGAGTTAATTGGTCTGTCGTAAATATCAATTATCCTCTCAAGTGGATAAAGATTTAGAATCTGTGTTCTACCTTCACAAAATGCTGTCAGGTTATGCAAAGGTATCTTTTGAAAAGGATGCTCCCAAGCAGCAACGAGAGTGCCATCTTCAAGAAAAAATACAGACATAAAATCTACCGATTCATTCCCTGTTGGGGTTTGAATCCATATGTCAACTTCCTCAGCAAACTTTGGAAGTTTGTCAAGGATAAAAAACATCTTATGGGTAGAAAGTAATAGTGGTGTAAATGGTGTTACAGTAATCATGATTTCCTTTGGTTACGGACCATAGTACTTGAATGTAATTCCGCCTGCTAGACCTGCGCCGAACTGAGAACCACCACTACCGACTATTGTTCCAGACCCAACAGAGAAACCGCCAGCAGAACCATTCCCTTGCGTTCCGTAGCCTCCACCGCCATTCCCTCCACGAAGACCATAGGCTCCACCGCCAGTTCCGCCGTTGCCGCCAACTTGAGTTGCTGTTGTATGACCAGAAGCATTTGAGCCAGCAGAGTCGGTACCGCCACCGCCGCCACAGGCGTAATATGAGGCATTCCATGCATAGATTGGCTGATTTGTGTCGTTACCATAGATTGGCTGATTGTAATCTGGGGCGTATCCGCCAGTACAGTTTCCGTTTTTATCAAAACCTTGACATACCTGTACATAGCCAACTACAACTTGGACATATGTTCCAGTCCAGTAGTAGTAACCGTAGGCATTTGTGCCACCAATATTCACTCCATTGGTGCCACTTCCAACAGTTCCACCCCTACCGCTAGGCGCACTATTGACTCCTGGGTGTTCTCCTGCCGTTCCGCCTCCACCAGTCCATGTTGTTGAACCAACAGTTAAAGTCGTACTTCCGCCTGTTGTTGCAGTTCCAGTACCAGTTCCACCATTTCCAGCAGCACCGCCTGCCCCAACAGTTCCACTAATTGTTTGTGTTCCAGTTGATGATGATGTATGGCTGGAAGCAAGACGATATCCACCTCCACCACCGCCACCGTAGTTTGCTCCTCCTCCACCTCCATAAAGAAGCATTTCGTAGATAGTTGGTGCAATAGCACTTCCGCCAGTTGGCGTAACTGAAGGTATTTCTACAGAGAATGAGCCAGAAGTAGTTTGCGTAAATGTCTTTAGAGACCAGGTGGTAAATGACGCGCTTGAACTTGTAGTAGTACCAATTGCATTTGTTGCACGGCAACGGACATAGTAGAGAGTTCCAACAGCCAAACCAGTTATGTTGTGGAAAACGCTTGAAGCCTGACCGCTTACAGTGGAGCCATATGTGACTGTTGTGTAAGTATCAAAAGATGAACTAGTTGAGTAATCAAAATAAACAGTAGTTGGATATTTATTTGCAGAAACTATTGAATTTAATGTTGCAAGACTCTGATTAAAATTAGTAGTCGGAGCAATGCTTACAGAAGGTAACAGTTTTGGGATACTGCTGGCACCAGGAAAAACTGGCATATCAACTCAAGTCTCCAAACAGAACATATGTATCTGAAGATACACAAAGAAGTGTTGCAACAGAATACTGAGCACGAAGATTTAATCCTGGGGTTGAATAAATTGTTGTGCTAGAAGCAGCAACAGCAACAGTGCCAGAACCATAACGCATAATGTTTATTGACTGACCAGCAGATAGGGCAGTTGAAGTGCTGACCGTTAATGTTATTGCTGAAGCAGAGTTTGCCTGAATAAATGTTCCAGCATCTGCCGATGCAAGCGTATAGTTCGTTGTCTTTGATGTAATTACCTGAGGGTCAGACCATGTTGCAGCAGGACCAGTTGCTCCAGTGGCACCAGCAGGACCCGTTGCGCCAGCAGGTCCTGTTGCACCAGTAGGACCTGGAACGGTTGAGTCAGCGCCTATCGGTCCAGTGGCACCAGTGGCTCCAGTGGCTCCAGTGGCTCCAGTCGGGCCAGTATTTCCCGTTGGACCAGTTGGACCAGTTGCTCCTGTCGGACCCGTGGGACCCGTCGGACCCGTCGGACCTACAGGGCCAGAAAGGTCTGTATAGATGACAATCCACTTCTCTCCATCCCACTTCCATGTTTTGCCAGATGAAGAGTGAAGGTCGTTTGTGCTTGGGGAGTTTGGAAAGTCAATAGCCATAATCAGTACTTAATGATGTAGTTGAGAACAAGGAAAGGCTGCATAACACTTAACCCAGTATTTGCAAATCCGCCATCAGTTGTGTTTCCTGAAGCACCATCACTTGCTGTTGATGGACCTCCAGATGTAGCGTCAAACGCACCGATATTGGTATTATGTGTGTGGTTGTTTGCTTCCCAGTCTGTGCTTCCTGCGTATGTAGGGTTGATTCCGCCAGTAAAAGCACCAGAACCTGTTGATGTCAAAATGTTTCTGTTAGTGCCAGCGTTTGCCGTAGCAGCAATCTTGTATGAATGTTCATGGTATCCACTATTAGGACCGTGATAGTGAGCATTGTTTGGGTCAGCAGAACCAGTGTTAGGTGGGTCAATACTTGTTGTGTGTGTATGGTTGCCAAGTCCATGTGTATGCCCGTTTAGCCCGTGTGTATGTGCTGGAAGATTCCCTGTACCGATTGTTGATGTTTCTCCACCGCTCTTTGTAGAGACTGTACGAGCAGTTAGTCCGCTTCCAGTTCCAGCACCAACAAGAGTTCTTCCCATAGCGTCTGGGAGGTTAAAAGTGTTTACTCCATCGCCACTTCCATATGTTGTGCTTAATGCAGCCCAAAGGTTTGCATAATCAGTACGGCTGACCGCTGTTCCATCACACATCAACCATCCTTCTGGTGCTGATGCACCAGCAAAAGCCACAACCGTTCCAACTGGAATTAATGGGTATCCACCTGCTGAATTATCGTCAGCAACCGAAATTCCCTCTTTTACCTTAAATCTTGTCCTAGCCATTTTATGGCTCCTCTGTTGTAAATGGTTCAGGAACATCATTCCAAGGAATTGCTCCGTTTAATAAATCCCAGTTATTCCATGAAAGAGGTCTGCCAGTTTCTGGAGGAACAGGCAACTGAACAGTATTTTCCAATGGGTAAGAAACAGAAGAAGTAATGTCTCTCATCTCTTGTCTCCAAATACGCCAGTCATTTTTAATTTCTTCAGAAAGAGGAGAGTCTGGCATCTGTGTCCAGTCTGATTCCTTGAGAAGAACATCACGCATCTCACGCAGGGCCTGCGCTAACTGTTCCTGTGTCTTTGCGGGTTCATTTGTGGTATTTAAAGCCCAACAGTAAATCTGAATCAACATATTTATAAACCTATCAAACTTGAAATAACTTTTACCGTTGCGTTTGTAGACGCAGCATCGGTAACTGTTGCTTGGACTAAAACATTGGAACCGCTAATTGATGTTGAAATTGACAGAGGTATACGACTTCCGCCAAGTTCAATAACGCCGTATTCAGCAAGTGTCGGTGTTGTGCCATCATGAATCAGAAGAATTTTAGAGACAGTGTATTTTGAGCCTTGAGTTACCTGAATTAAGAACTCACCACTCCTCATGGCTGTCTTGCTAAAACTCGTAACAGTTGTTGCACTGTTTGTCGTCAGCGTTGTTTCTTGGACTGAACCAGACCCACCGCCATTTGTTTCAACCCAGAATGAGTCGTAGTAAACAAAAGTCTTGCCTGTGTCTGACTCAAACCAAATGTCACCAACCGATGGAGAAAGTGGTGGCGTGTCCGAAACAATGATTGTTCCAGCGGGTCCTGTCGCTCCAGTTGGTCCTGTAGCACCAGTAGGGCCATCTACTCCAGTTGGTCCAGTCGCACCTGCAGGTCCTGTAGGTCCAGTAGCACCAGTTGCCCCATCTCCACCCTGAACGCCTGTTGCGCCTGTTGCTCCGATTGCACCAGTCGGTCCCTCTGGACCAGTAGCACCAGCAGGTCCTGTTGCACCTGTGGCTCCAGTGTTTCCCTGAACGCCAGTTGCGCCTGTGGGTCCAACATCTCCCTGTACGCCAGTAGCACCAGTCGCACCTATCGGACCAGTCGCTCCAGTAGGTCCTTCTGGACCAGTTGCCCCTGTTAGCCCTGTCGGTCCTGTAGCACCAACATCGCCCTGTGTTCCGACAGCACCAGAAAGATTAACCGTCCACGATGAATATGTTCCAGAACCATCACTGTCCTGAAGTGTTACTGTCATGGAGCCAGTTGACGAGTTGTATGTGTCAACTTCACCATGCATATGGTTACTGATGTCGTAGGAGATGAGGACTGTCTGATTTGTTGAGTAGGAAAGGCCTGTTCCTACCGTAAGGGTTATTGAGCCAGTTGATGCAATTGTAAGGCTTGTTGAACTTGTAGTTTGATATTTATCACCAGCAAGACCTGTAGCACCTGTTGGACCAGTTGGTCCTGTCGCCCCAGTCGCTCCAACTGGTCCAGTAG